ATCAGTAAATTTAGTTACGATTATAACCGTATTCTGCCAGTTCCGGTACGTCCACTTATCGGCAAGTTAACTCAATGCCTTAGTCCTTAGCGTTTAACGCTTATTTAAAGTGTTATTTTCAGATGCCACGAAGGAACGCTTCAAGCATCGTGCCTATCTGATAATGTCCTCTAAAGTTTGGATGTGCTCCGTTAGCCTGATATTTTGCTCTGTTAGATGTCACGATTGCAGGATCAACATCAACATCCGGCTCCTTGTTGTAATAGAGTGGTGTGCCTCCTTGCATCATATCGAAGCATGCAAGACCCCATTTGTCAGCAAGGTTTCTGATTGCCTGCCGGTGTCCCACATCTGTTCCAAACGGAACAATTAGAGCAATTTTTGTATATGGATACTTATTTATTAAATAAGGGAGCACAACATTATAAGCACCATAATAACTGTTATTTGTAGAATCGTTTATTGTTCCCAGAGATCCATATGCTGTATCATTCCATCCATAGAACAATGTCAGGTAATCAATATTTTCCGGCAGAAGCGTATATTCTCCATCTGCTTCTGAAAAACCTGGTACTTCACTTGATCCTCCGCTTCCCTGTACACAAGCACCTGACACGCCTCCATTGTAGAAAATCATATTATTTCTTGATGCGATCTGATAACCATATGATGCAGGCTCGGAAGCTGTCCAGCGTGTCCATTGCTTCGTATAAGCAGAATACTGATATGATTCAATGTCCGGAGTTACAAGCGCATCACCTGTCAGATCTGCACCATATGTGATGGAGTCACCGCAGCAGCAGAGTATTTTCCCATACAGAATGTTATCTTCGTGATTAAAAGTGCGACTCAAATACTCGTCAAGTATTTCGCCATCAATAAGAACTCTCTCGCTATTTACAAATGTTTCATCCGAGTGTTTTTTCAGAATGCTAACTTCTGCTAAAAGGTTAGTCTTGAGATTAACAACTATATATGAAACGTCTGACCGCCCTATGGTTAATTCCCAGTCATCCACTTTAGGAGTCCCCAAATAGTCGTCATACTCCAACACGCTATCATCCGAAGCAAGTGCATACCATGCTCTTGCAGATTGTCCTGCCGCTGTGTGAATAACGAACGAATCTCCTACTTGAGCAGGCATCTTATACCAATTCCAGCGGCTTGACGGTAATACACCTGTTGGTGCAAAATATTCACCTGTGTTTTCTGTGTATCCTGTGAATGGTGCAAAAATATCTTTTTTCTCGGTAATATCTGTTATTTCTGTTGTGATGCAGTTTTCTAAAGTATAGTATGGTTCAAAATATTCTGAGTACCTTGTTATTGAATCGGCATTTACAGCCATTACTTTTGGCAGATATTTAAAGAAATTGGTTCTGCCAAGACTGTATGATGCAAGAACATATACAGTTCCTTCGGGGATATTGTAGGTAACTGGAGCGTTCTGATTCACAACAGAGTATGCAAGCAGTTTCATATCCGCATCGACAGCACCGATCCAATATACAAGTTTTGTCAAATCGTTCGGATATAATCCGATAGTCACCTTTTCAGAATCATATACTGGAATCTTTAAAGCAACATAGTTTTCCGTACTTGAAGATGATGTTGCGCTGACCACGCTCCCTACGGATGTACTATAATACCAGTACCCTTGCTTGCACATATCGTCTGATGTGTAGTCAAACAAATTTTCCGGCAGAGTTATTTCTGAAAACGCTAAATTTGATTGTTTCAGGTTTCCGTTGATTGCGCTCTTTAAATCAGTGATTTCATCCCCTGTTTTCTTAGCATCTGCCGCCGCACCTGCAACTGTCAGCGAAGTATCAATCGGTGGATTTGATGGATTTGTAATGTTTTCATCTAACCAGTCTGAAATAATAGGTGTGATTACTGTCGGAACATCCTGCCCACCTAACAGGTCTTCGATTTCTGATGCGGCATCTACTGCTTCTTGGATAAGTGACAGGTCTGAATCTGACATGTCTGCGTTATTTCCTGGCTTTGGTTCGACCATAACAACGAAGTTTGCTGTTCCGTGTGTCCCGTCGTCAATCAAAAGCTCGAAGATCGCCTTGCCTGCCGCGGCTGTCATCTGCTGCGTCTCGGTGATCACGACTTTACCGTCGACCACGGTGCCGGTGTTAATGATCCCGAAGTGGTCTGCCTTGATGCCGACGATCGCGCCGGTGCTTGGTGTGTACTGTGTGCCATCTTCCTGGTATAAGGTGAAAACCCACTGCTCACCCTGGTCAAACTGGTTCACGTTGATATACGGCGCCAGTCCGACTCCTGCATTGAGGCACAATTTAAAATTTCTTGTGATTGTCATTTAGATGTTCTCCTCTCTCATATCCCGGCCGTATATTTACCAATGACCATGATATACATTGTGTATTTTGTTGTAGAACCATAATTGCTGTCGATCTTCATGCTGCTTGTTGTAACATCCCACATCAAATCGTTAGGGTGTGTCGTAGCGCTGTCGGTGTTGACCGAATATATGACATATGGAATGCTGTCAAAAGTAACATCGAACTGCAGATTGTTTGAGCCGCTGTTTGCTCTTAAAAGCATGAGCCATTCACCGATTTGGATCTTTATCCATGCGCCTGTGTCTTCTATTTTGATTCGGTCGAACAATGTTGATATATCTGCGACATTTTGTTCAATCAATGGGCGGACGTTAATGTAATCGGTCGGATCGTCCGGATCATGCAGATGCAGTTCGCCATATACGTCCGTATAGGTCGGGCCCCATGACTGGATTGGCACGCCCTGGAGCAGTCTGAGTTCTGCTGTGTCTGCCGTACTGAACAGGTCCGTGACCGTAAGCACGATGTCGTACTGCTTGTTATACAAAAATCCACTGATCGTGTTCGTGTATGTGTAATCCGCGGCGCCTTGGCTCGGCGTGTATGTGAAGGTTGATGATCCGGTCGTCCAGGCTTGCGCTCCGACTTCTCTGTATTTATATGTGATCGTGAGCGTGTTCGTCTGCAGGCCGAAGTCACCGCCGAAGCAGTCGCCCTGAAGTGTGAAGTCAACGTTGCTGCCGGTGTTTGTCGTTCTCTTGAGCGATCCGTTAGCTGTCAGCGGTCTGTAATTGATCAGCGTCCAGGTCTCTGTTTGTGTGTCTGTCGTGCCACGCTGGTCCTTGACCGTGACGGTCATGCTTGCAACATCCAGCGCTGAATAAGTGAACGTCACCGTTCCGCTGGTCTGCCCGTCCACTCCTGTAAAGTCCTGGGAAACGCCGCCGCATGTCACGGTGACCTTTTTTAATTTTGTGTAAGATCCGGCCACGCTGACGGCGATCGTTGCTACCAGATTTGAGGCTCCCTTTATGAATGACCCGGGGCTTTCCACTGCTGCTGTCGATGCGTTTGTATCATCAAGGGTGATGCTGTCGATGACCGGATGCTCTTGTGTTGTGTCGATGCTTGCCTCGAAGTTGATTGTCTTCGTTCCGATCGTGGTTGCGCCGTTTTTGGTGACGCAGGTAATTGTGCCGGTTTTCGTCAGCTCTGTTGCCGTGAAGTCAGCAAGTACCGTGTCCGGAATGCTGAAGGTCGTCGATGTTCCTTGCCCTGTCTTTGTTTCCGTATAGCTGCCGATCGTGCAGGTCACGTCGTGCGTAAAACTTGATGCTGCTCTGTTTAACGCGACCGTGAGCGTGTTCGTGGCTCCGGATAAGATAAGCGGCTGTGGAGATGCGGTCGGGGTGGTTGCTCTTGGTATCGTATCAAGCGACACAGTCCAGCTGTTGTCGCAGTTAAACAATGATCCGCTCGTGTCGTGATAGCATCCGATCGAAATGCTTTTCTTTCCGTCTGCGTTGTGTGTAATGGTCTTGCTTGCTTCACCGACTTTATACCAGCTGTTGTCGTAGCCAGGAATCGCAAAGTTCGAGCCGATGTTGTACTCGGACCCGTCTATATACACATAAAACGGGTTCCCGTAGTCTGTCGTGGCTCCTCCGTAAGTGTTCGTTCTTTTATACCAAAGTGAAACAGTAACGACTGACGTGTTGTTTGTAATATTTATGCTCGACTCTGACCAGTCCAGGCTTGCCAGGATATACGTTGACGTATAGAACTCTTTTGATCCTGCTGTCATTGATATTCCTCCCAGAACAGAGCCAGGTTCGGGTCTCCGTTGTGCAGCTCGTTCTTAAATCCCTGAAAGCGTGCCGTGACCTGCTGGTCGTCGTCTATCACTTTGAGATAGTTCCGGGCGTGCAGGTTTGCCGCCTCGACTGTGTCGCCTTCTGCTGTCAATGTCGCGATGCCGGCCTGGTTCATGACTCGCATGCCTGCGTCGCTGAACAGTGCCTGGTATGTCGATATGATCAGCCCGGTCGTCGGGTCTTTCCGGCCAATGTGCAGGCCATCGTTGCCGAACGTGAAGTTCTCGTTTGAGTTGTTGATCAGGTTCGCTGCGTTTACTTCCAGTGCGTTCGTCAGGATCGAGGCCGCTGTTATAAGCGATCCGTCCAGGTGTCCGGTGCTGATGTAATCGGCGTTAAGTCTCCAGAGCCCAGCGCCTGTGTCGATCGTCCATGCGTTCTCATAAGGCCCGGCATAACCGTTTGTGCTGAAACCAAAGCCGTTTTTGTTGAAACGGATCACATGAACGGCGTCTTCCAGGTGCGGCTGGTCAAGGATCAGAAGCTCTTCCGGTGTTACTCCGTCCGGCTGGAATCTGTAAACGATATAACCGCCGGAACCGCCGGCCAGTGTTTGCGTGGCGTCAATGATCGCCTGGCTCATGTTCGAGACGACGTTGGCAATCTCACCGGTGAACTCTGCGCTGATCGGGTCCGTGATCGTTTCTTTCAGGCTGGCCTTTTTCGCTCCCAGGACGATCTCTGTGTATCTTTCGCCGTTGTAGTGGGTTTCAATGACCCGCATGGCGACATCAAAGTCTTTATATAAAACGTGTACTGTGTCGCCCAGGCTTACGCGCTCAAGCGGCGCGACGTTCTGGAACTCCAACGTCTGCCAAAGCGGGACGAAGTTGACTGTCAGGGTGTCCTTGAATGGCAGACCGAGGTTGTTTGAGATGATGTAGTTCGCCGCGATGGCGTCCAGCTGTTCGACAGTCGGTGTCTCGTCGTTGTCGAACTTGTCGGACGCGTCCAGTATGAAGATCTTTTTCGTCGGATAATCTGCCGCGTCATCAATTTCCTGGACCGTTCCTGTCAGTTCCATGTCGTCGTCTTTGTAGTAAGCGACGCAGCCGGTGTAAAACGATTCGCTCGTCCTCTCGTTGTTCAGGTTCTGCAGATTCAGCCCGTATCGTATCGAGACGCCGTTGTCTGCGCCTCTTCTGGCATAGACCTTGACAGTCAGATTGTCCCATTCAAACTCGCCGCCGAACGTGTCCAGAACGCTTCCACGCACGCCTCCAAGCAATGCCCTGACGCTTGCCGGTTCTTCTACCAGCATCACGCTTCCGGTGTTCACGATGTCCGTCCAGAACGTGAACGGGTTCGCGATCATGCTGTTCGATATGAGGCCGGTCAGCGCCGGCACGATGCCGGTTGCAGAAAATGTATTAACCGGGATTCCGGTCAGGTCATAACTCCGGTGCTGTCCTTTGACGACGATCTGATGCGTCTCTGCGTCGACCTGGACGTTGTAGATCCGGAACGGCTGCGGGCTGCTTGTGTCGTTCGGCTTCACCTTGATAAAGCGCCGGTGTGTTATTTCCTGGGCCCAGTCGCCGTCCTCCGGGTAGATCAGCGACAGTTCATAAAGGCCGTTTAATACTTCGTGAACGTCGTACTCGATCGTATCTGTCAGGCTGCCGATGCCGTTGCTCGTGAAGGCTGTTTCGTTTTCTCTGTATAATACCGGGATCATATTTCAAACCACCTCGGCGTCACTTCGAGCTTTGTGACTGTCATGCTGAAGGAGTTTTCTCCCGGTTTTAAAGTGATGAAGTCGTTTGTGTTAAAGGTGACGTATTGGTTCGCGTTGTTCAGTTCGTACTGCGCGGACATCCTGGCGCAGTCGACGTCGATGTATGCGTAACTGTGCGCCGCGACTGTGATCGTGAAGTCGTTTATATCGACTGTGCCGGTTCCGTAGATCCTGAGAAGCGGTTTGCTGTGCTGCCTGGTCGGGTTCAGCAGTGCGGTCGTTACTTCGACGGGCTCCTGGCCTATTTTGAGCCATCTTTCCGGCTTAACTCTGAACGGCAGAATAAACCGGCCGTCCCGGATGAACTGCGTCGTCTCGGGGTCCATACTGCCCAGAAACAGCGCCTGCCGGAAGTGGTCGGGTTCGTGTGATATTTCCATTTTCTGGTATCCCGTCAGGCTGTTCATGTATGAGGCCAGGGCTCTGTATTTCGGAATGAACTCATCCATGATGAAGGCCGGGAAGTTGATGTCCTTGTCTCGGAATCTCTTGTTGTCATATGTCAGGCTCCCGTTTAAACCCATGACTTCTACAAACTCATAGTCGTGTTCCGGGTTCCCGAACGCCTGGGAAAAGTCGACGAATGTCGAATACTCCGTCAGCAAGTTCTTTCCTGCGATGGTCATGTAAGGGATCATTTGAAGACCTCGCTTTCTCGGTTCATTAAGTTGACCAGGTTGCCGGCCAGCTTCTGTGTGAAACGGTCCGGGTTTCTGACGTCACCGTTGACCGTCACGTTTAACGTGATCGGTGCGTTGACTGTCTTGCTGCCGGTCGCCTTCTGGATCATGTCATACAGTGAAGACGCGCCCACGACGACTTCCGGTCCGGCTTCGCCTCCGGCAAGAAATTGATTTCCTTTCATGCCGAAGATCTGCGCGCCGTTCAGGATCATGCCGTCGTTCATTGCCTTGGCATACCAACTGATGCCAAAAGAAGGAACTCTCGGCGGCATTAGACTAAACTCTCCGGTGATGGTCAGGTGCGGCAGTTTCAGATGCGGCAGGGACCAGCTGAAATTAAAGAAGCCCTTGATCCGCTCGATGGCGTTGTGAACGGCGTCTTTGGCTGCGTTTATTTTGTCTGAAACAGACGACTTGATCGACTCGAACGTGCCGGTGATGTTGCTCCAAAGTTCGCCGGCTTTTTCTTTGATCGTGTCCCAGTTTTTATATAGTGAAACGCCGATAGCTATGACCGCCGCGATGGCCGCAACTACGAGGCCGATCGGCCCGGTCAGGACCGTGAAGGCTGTCCCAAGAACCCCGGCGATTGTCGATATGCTGGAAAGCAAACCGGCCACCGGTGATATGGCTGCCACCAGTCCCAGAACGGTCAGGATCAGGATCTGCGTGTCACCGTCAAGGTCTGAAAACCATTGAATGACTTCGCTGACCTTCCCGATCAGGTCCTCCAGTAGCGGAAGCAATGACTCGGAAAGCGCGGCTCCTGCTTCGAAGAATGCCTGCTGTGCCTGGTTCTTCAGTCTGTCCATGGCGTCGTTAAACTCTCCGGCGGCGCTCACTGCGTCTTCGGAAAGGATCAGGCCCATGTCCTCGGCTTCCTGGCCTAACGCCCGCAGAGACTCTCCTCCGTCGTCTACGATGCCTGACATTTCCATTGCGGACCGGCCGAACAGATCCATGGCCAGCTGGTCGCGCTCTGTCTCGTTTTCGACTTTGCTCAGGGCGTCCAGTGATTCATACCAGACATCCACGGCGTCACGCATGTTGCCATTTTCGTCTGTGATGGAAACGCCCAGGGTTTCGAATGCCTTGTTGCCGCTGCCCATCTGCTTGACGAGCTTCGTCAGCGATCCGGTCATCTGTTCCATGCTGACGTCGACGATGTCGCTGGCATACTGCATTTTCTGAAGCTCTTCGACCGATATGCCGGTATTGCGGGAAAGGGTCAGAAGGTCGTCTGCTGTCGTGCCTGCGTTGTATGCCATGCCGAGCATGGCTGCGGCTCCGCCTGCGGCTGCTGTTGAGACGCCTCTTGTCGCTTCGCTGACCTGCTTGGCGCCTTGCGAGAATGCTTCGATCGCCGGGATCGATTCATAATACTGTTTCTGAAGGTCCTTCAGGCTCTGCGTCGTCTCTTCCAGCTCCCTCTGAAGTGCGTCCTGCTGGGCTCTGTTCTTCGCGGTGTCTCCGGCTTCCTTCGCCTGTTCCAGGGCGGCTTTTAATTCTTCCTGGCGCTTTTTTGTATCGCTTACTGCCTGCCCGAGAAGCTGGTGCTTCTGTCTGAGAAGATCGATGTTTCCCGGGTCCATCTTCAGCAGTTTGTTAACGTCTTTAAGTTGTGTTTGTGTGTTTTTCAGGGAACTGTCGACTTTTTTCAACGCGTCAGTAAGCGGCGTTGCATTGCCTTCTATGTCGATCGTTATGCCCTTGATTCTGTTCGCCATCTTACCTCCTCAGAACTTGTCGAAGTCCTCCTGCGTGGCAATGACGGCCCAGTTGAAGTCGTCGTTGCCTTTTTCTGTAAGAATATCTGTGATCATGCCGATGGTAAGATCATCAATGTCGGCCATTGTCAGGCCAGTCTGGAAACAGCGCAAAAGAAAGAGAGCCGTTGTCAGCCCTCTCTCTGTTTGCCTGCTTTTTTTTTGCTTTTAACCGAGGTTTTCTCGTTGAGATTCCATAACACGAGGATCTCTGGAAAGGCCCGCGGAATTGACAGGAACTCGAACTGATCGAGCCAGTCCTCCATCTCCGGGATCTCCGGGTCTGCCTGTTTTGCCATCGTGTACGCGACACGCTCGAGGATCTGAACGGCTTCGCCGCTCATCACTCCGGTCTGCGCTGCCGCCTGCAGCTTTGGTATGTCGTCCCAGATTTCCCTCTGGTGGTATTCTTTATAAAGAACTGGTGTTTTGCCGGTTGCTTTGAACTTTACCGGCTGCCCGTCAATGATTACTGTCCTTTCCATTTCGTCCTCCGTTTACATTGATACTGTGTATACTGCCGTGTACCAGGCCGAGTATGCTGCTGTGCTTGTGCTCAGGCAGCGTGCCTTGACGACGTGGTCGCTGATACGCGGAACTGCTGTGATGTTGATTGTCTCCGTCTGCGGGTCGACATTTGCTTCTTTTGTAGATCCGTTGACTGCCGGGCGGGATGCCTTGCATCTGTAAAGGCAATGCTTGATCGCGTTCTCGTCGCCTTCAAACTGGAAGAGAAGAGCGAACTCTTTTGACACCTGGTTTGCCTTTTCAACGACGACGCCATTGCTGTCTGCTGTTTCGCCCAGGACCGATGTTCTGAAGGCTTCCGGAAGCAATGCCACTTCGAGCGTGCCCTGGTAACCGTTGTTAGAGTTGGACACGAAATACTCGATATTATCCGCATAGAAGATGGACTGTTCGCCCTGCTGCTCAAGGTTGAGCGAGACAGCGCCCTTCAGCTGGACCGGGGTGCCGTATGTGAGGACGCCGCTGCCGCTGTCTGTTGCCACGGCATAGTACAGATTTGAAAGTCCATACCTGATTTTATCTGCCATTTATAATGACCTCCAATTCATAGAGCACCTCGAACATGTGCTCACTGTTGATATATGTTTCTGTTTTGTCCCAGACGATCCCGTACTTTTCGAGAACATCTTCGATGGCCTCTTCCAGCCGGAAGTCTTTCTTCTGGGTGTAAAGTTCAATGTTGAGCGTTTGGTTTACTTTGTAGACCTTGTTATCTGCGGCGAAGTTCTGCGTTCCTGGGTAGTAATACACGATATATGGCAATGGCGGCGCCTGGTTCTCCGGAAACGAATAATAAACGAACGGTGTGTTATACCGTCCGCACATTTCCGCAAGCATGTTAACGATCTCTCTGTAATTCATAACTTTTCCTCCAGTTTGCTCACTGCTTCCTGCTGCGCCCAGTCATTGACTGATGCGATATGCGGGAAGGCCATTGTTCGCCCTCCGTTCTGTTTTGCGTGGCCGAACTCGAGCAGATGCGGCAGGCCTGGCTGCGCTGAGTTGTAGACGTGCGCCTCGACTGTAAGGCGGCCCTTCTCGATCTTAGCTTTCCACCCCTTGGCATATTTGCCGGTGCCACCGAATCCCGCAGCGTTCGCTTTGACATTCTTCGCGGCTTCTTTTCCGACGCTGGTGATGGTCGTCTCCATGATCTCCCTGGCCTCGTCTCCGTATTCCTGAAGGATCTTGCTGATCGTTGACGCGAAGTTCTCAGGCTTTATGTTCATTCCCTTTTCGCTTCTCGACGTACAATTCCATGACGCCGGTCCTGGTCGTGTATGTTCTATATATCGTGTAATAGGCGCCGTTATACTTAAGTATATTTTCGCCTTGATACTCTGGCGCGAAGATCAGCATCCGGAACTCTGGGTTGAGCCCGTTTCTGCCTCCCTCAAACCACTCTGCGCTCGTCACGCTCGTTACGTTCGCAAAGATACGCCGCTCTTCAGCAGTCGGGACCGGCACGCCGTACTCGTCCGGGCAGAACGTTTCCTTTACAAGGTAGATCTCCGCCGCGTTGATCATTGTGTCCCCCAGACGGTGTAACCGGTGGCCATCGACATCTGCGCTTTCATTTCGTCGTATGCCCTTTTAAGTCTTTCATATGACTCATCCGGGGTCCCGAAGTGCAGCTTGCAGTATGTCGTGACAGCAAGCAGGACCTGCGGGTCGCCGAGGTTTACTTCTTCGCCGTTCACTCCTGCGATGCTCAGGTCGATCAGCGCCGACTGGATCAGGTCCACGAGCTGGCTGTCGAACGCGTCGGTGGTCAGCCAAAGGCTCAGCTTCACCTTCGCCAGGATCTCGTTTATGTTGTTCTGTTCGCTCATGCGGCCCTCCTTAACGGATTACTCCGTTTTTGCTGATTTAAATACGTTGTAGAACTGTTCTGTGATCACATAGCTTCCGACATGTCCCAGGGTGATGTCCGGATCAACTACGATCTTATATCCCAGCTGCCGGGCTCTCCAGCAGAAGCTGAGGTCTTCCCCTGTCCCGTTGATCGGGGTGAACATGCAGCCGTACTTCGCCAGTACGTCGGCGCATACGGATGTAGGCGTCAGGCAGCATCCGAAGCCGATTCCCTCTGCCTCGAATATTTCCTCTGGAAGGTCTTTGAACTCCTTCCAGCTGGCCTTGCCGTCTTCGATGCTCAGTTTCTCGTATAACACCGGGGTGAAAGGCGACACCCGGCGATAATAAACGCCGCTTATAATGTCGCCCTCTTCCCGGTCTGCGATCAGTTTGATCAGTGTGTCTGGATTAAATACCATGTCTGAGTCGAGCCAGAGGATATAGTCAGCCCCCATCTCGATCGCGCTGGCGGCGAGGTTCTCCCTCGCTAGATAAACAAGCGAACCGACTTGAAAGCCGATCACGCATTCTCCGGTTTTCTGTAGTGTTGCGATGCTCTGCGCAAATCGAGCAGGCACCTGGTCCATGCACGGGACCGCGACTAATATCTTCATTGGCTCGTCCTCTTTTCCTTAGTGTTTGATTTTGACGAAAGCGTTCGGTGCGACCGGTGCGACTGCAACATATTCACGGCCGAATACTTCGATCAGGTCCTGCTTCTTCAGGCTCAGTTCGTCGAACTTGAAGGTGATTTCGTCGCCGTTCGGGAAGTTGGCAAGTGCGCCGTGGCCGAGGTCGCCGACGATGGCGTATGTGACGCCGGTTGTTGCTGCGTTGAAGGCTGTCAGGGTGTTATTGAAAATAACCGGCAGGCCTTCGAACGGGTCATAGTTATAGCCATTTGCGGCCTGGGCGTTCTTGAATGCTCCCCAGGTCTTCTTGTTCATGATGACGACCGGGTTGGCTGCTTCGTCGCTGAGCTCTGCGAGTGCCTGTGCAATCAGGCCGACGCTGACTGTTGTGGATGTGATTGCCGGGACGCCGACGCATGTCGTTGTGGATGCTGTTCCGCAGGCTTCGATCGCTGCGATCAGCTGGTTTGCTGCCTTCTTGGCGATCTTGTAGGTGAGTTCATCGTAGATGTAGCGGAGGAACTCTTCGCCGCGCAGATCATAAACTTCATCTGACAGCTGGACGACCTTCTTGATGCTCTTCGGGATCATTTCAACGACGCCGAGGACCAGGTTCTCCGGGTCAATAGCCGCGCCGCCTTCTGTGTGAACGATAGCGTCGGAACCGCTGATTTCGAAGCCGACTTTCAGGTTGCCTCTCATGTATGTCTTGCGGACCAGGGCCATGATGCCTTCACGCTCCCAGGCTGTCTTTGTGATCTCATAGACGAATTCCGGGACCGGAACTGTGCCGGTGTCGACGTTCTCTGTCAGAAGGGCGCGGCACTGTCTGTCGTCTTCTGTCTTGATATATTCCGCGTAAGCGTCAATATATGCTTTTGTGTTTCTGACTTCGATGTTTTCCATCTTTCTCTCCTCTTTCTTTTCTTCGATGATGTTTGTCTTCGCTTCTGCGACCGTCTGCATCAGAGCTCTTTTCTCTTCTGCTTCCTGTTTCAGCGCGTTGTCTCTTTTCTGCAGCTCATCGACCTCTGCAGCGAGTGCTTCGACGTCTGCCGTCTCGTCTTTCAGCTCTTCTGCGATGGCTGTCAGGCGTTCCTGGACGTCTTCGTGTCTCATCTCTTTAATGTCCATTTGAGACTCCTTTCAAAATCTTTACTTTCAGCAGCAATGCCTGGCGGGCTCTTTCCTTGCGCTCTGCTTCGAGTCTCTCCGCTCTTTCTGCCTCGATCACTCCGTCGAAGTAGTCGCGGGCGCTCAGTCCGATCTCCGTGTAAGGGTTCGCCGGAAAGGCGACTGCTGATATGTCATAGACCTTTTTGATTCGGTCAATAACACGCGTGTTGGTTTCCTTCTCAAAGTGATCTGAATCGATCACGAATGAGAAGCTCATCTGTGTATAGTTGCCGGCCTTGATGTCTTCCAGCATCTCTCTGGCGGCTCCTGTGAGGCCCAGGTTCGTCCGCTGGGCGAGTCCGTGGTCGTCGGTCCATACCTGAACCGATCCGTTCTTTGTACGCGCCAGAACGCGGCCTGTGTGGTCTCTCAAAAACACGACATCACTCATGTCTGCGTTTTCAAAAGCGTTGCGGTCGATTCTCTCGTAGTAGGTCACGCCGTCGATCTCGATCATCGGATATGGTTCAAACGTTGACGCGTAACCGATCACCATGTCTTCTTCGTTTATTTCGAAGGCGCCCAGGTTTCTGTATTCTCTGTCATTCTTCACTGGCATTGTCTTCTCCTCCGTTCGTCTTGTTGTTCTCTTCGTCAAGAAGGTAGTATTCGCCGCGGATCGTGTAAGCCTGGCCCTGTCCGTCTGGTAGTGGCGGAAGGTTCCAGATCTCGCGGATCTCGTCGCGGTTCATGATGCCGCGGTCCGCCATCTGGCTGCTGACGTTCAGCTTTTCCTGCGTGCTCATGTATTGCAGCCGGTTCGATGTTGCCATCAGGAATGTGCCGTGCTGGCGCTCCGTATCTGTGAAAAGCGCCGCCGTCATGGCTTCGCTGAACTGGATCGCGAACTGCTCGATCACGCTCTCGTAGAATGCGGCCCAGGCGTCACCGTATGCTCTTGACTGCAGAATGTCGTCGTTTACGGCAAAGTAGTTATAAACGGACGTCCGGATGTTGTTGTTCTCTGCCTCGCTTACTGTATACGGCTTTGAGTCGATCTGCCGGACGTCGTTGTATGTGTTCGGGAACAGTAAAATCCCGCCGTCTTCGTTGCGCAGGTTGTTCTCCGTGAAACGTTTCTGTTCCAGGGCGATGTCTTCAGCCAGTGCAAAGTTCGAAAGGCGGGCCATAAAGCGGAAGGTCGCGCCGTTCTTCACGGCTTCCTCGATGCCTTCGTTCTGAACATGGATCAGTTTCATCGTCGGGGCCAGTGCGTTGTTCGTCTCTCCGAAGAAGTCGCTCCGGAACTGGAACTTTGTCAGTACTGCGCAATCACTGAAGCGCTGCGCTGCCTTCAGCCCGTTTTCAAACTCGTAACGAAGCCAGGGCTCTCCCTTGAACTCCACGACCTCGCATTTCCTCGGCAGGATCGGACAGACGCCGACCGGCTCCATGTAGTTGTCATATACTTTGACGATTACGAGGGTGTTTTCCATGTCCAGGATCGTGCTGCAGCGATATAAGAACTGGCTCCAGGTCTGCCATGGATTTGGCCTGAGTTTCAGCTTTGTCTGAAGCGTCTTTTGTGCGCTCCCCATGATCTCGACCTTAAGCTTTGAAATGTGGCGCGCCCTGGCGTCAATGGCGGCCCGGACCAGATCGCTTTCATACAGTGACCCGTTCCAGGTTGTGAAGTGCGGCTGGTATGCTGTCAGCGTCCTGAAGTATTCCTTCGCATATCTGGCAGCCTCAACTTGCCGCGGTTTAAATATCTTTTCGAACAGGCCCATCAGGTCACCTCCTGTTTTTAAGTTGTTCTCCTATTTCCTGCGACCACTTCTGTCTGACTGTCATGGCGTCGAGAAAAGCCGCGCAGCCGTCGACGTGAAGTGTCGGGTTTATCTTGACCAGCCTCCGCCGGCCTTCTTCGTTTTGTTTCATGGCTGAGTTGAGCAGGTGGATCTTCAGAAGGTCGTTGTCTCCGATGTCGAAGATCCCGTCTTTCATCAGTCCTTCCATCTCGTCGATGACCGGGCTCAGGTTGAATCCCTGGTAAACGTCATCACATACTGCACCGTAATTCCGCAGGTCCTGGATCAGATACTGCGCTGAGTAACGGTCGTAACCGATGCGCAGCGGGAGTATCTGGAACTGCTCGATCAGCATGGTGATGTAGTTGTAAACATCCCGGTAGTCGATGAAGTTGTCGCCTGATGGCGTCAGCATTCCTCTTTGAATGAATGCTTTGTAAGGCAGGCCGTCTTTTGCTGTGGCCTCGTCTATTTTTTCTGCCGGCAGGAAGAACTGCGCGAAGGTGTAGATCCTGCCGCCCTTCTCGATCAGCGTGACAACGCTCGAAAGGTCGACGGTCCTGGAAAGGTCGACGCCCATGACGCAGTAGCTGCGCCGGAAGTCTTCGAAGTTGAGATGCTGGCCGCATGCCTTCTGGATGTCTGTCGCCTCCAGCCATGCTGTCGAACTGTTCTGCTTGATGTTGCAGTACTTGGTGAGAAACTCGCTCTTCTTTGAAAGAGAACCTTCCGCGATGGCGATCTCTTCCAGTATGTAGTCGTAGGAAACAGAAACGCCCAGGTTCGGCATTGACTTCTGAAGCTCGTTCAGGCTGTTCCATTTCTCCGGGTCGTCGATCATGTATAAAAAAGGCGCCAGTCTGCTTTCTCTGCTGTCGCCGTTTAATACTGCGGTGGATCTCTTGATCAGTTCGTCATAAATTCCCTCGTCAACATAACCGGCCGTGCTTATGTTCAAAATAAACGGCTGTTTACGGGCGCCCAGGGCACTCTTCAGGACTTCGTACTGTTTCAGGCCGGCGTCACCTTGCCAGCTGCTTACTTCGTCACATACGACGCAGGACGGGTTCAGGCCGTCGCTCTTCTTCGCGTTGAATGCGATCGGTCGCGCGGTCGTGTTCGTGCTCTGAACATATAGATCCGTGCGACGCTTTTTGGTTATCTCTGCAAGCTCCGGCTCTTTCCGGATCATCTCATAAAGCGCGTCATAGCATAACCGCGCCTGGTCCAGCTTCGGTGCTACAAAAAAGATCCGACCGCCATACTCTCCGTCAAGGAACGTCATATAGTCCGCGATGGCTGCGGCCAGTAATGTCTTGCCGTTCTTCCGGCCAAGGACAACGACGACCTCCCGGAACTGACGCGTTCCTTCTTCGTCTGTGATGCCGAAGATCACGCTGAGAAGCGCCTTCTGCCATAACTCGAGCCGTATGTGCTGGGGCGCCAGCTCTCCTTCGTGGTGTCTGCAAAAGGTTTCGATGAAACGGATCGCCCGCGCTGCTTTCTTCGGGCTGTAAATATACGCCTTTGATTCCAGGCGCTTGACGATCATCTCATACCAAAGGCGGACCCATTTTCCGACGGTGATGGTTCCGTCCTGGATCTGCTGGTAATAGTCCAGGATGTAGTTAGTCATCGATCTCGTTCAGTAGTTGCTCGAGTTTTGATGTCTTCGCTTCTCCGTCTTCGCTGAGTGACTTCACGATGTTGATCAGGGTCGCAACGGTTCCGTTTGCCGCTGTGGCTGTCTTGTTGTATTCCGTGATGGCCGGGTTTGTGTATAGGTTTTTGCGGCCTTTGACGTATTCCTTTGAGACAGTTGTCCCTTCCTTCCGGATCTCTTTTTCTAAGTCAGAAAGGATCTGCATCTGCACCTGGTAGCGTTTAAAGGTTGTACGGAAGAAGAAGTTTGTTTGGATGCCCTTCTCTTCTGCTTTCGCCAGAAGCTCATCTGCTTGCTCCTGAAGTGTCAGCCCTTTTGCCATGTTTCGCCTCCGTCATATATCGTTTTGCTGTTTTGTATTCTCTGCGCAGTTTGTAGAGGTGCAGGTTTAATTCATACTTCCTCTGCGCACTGGATGTCTCCCGGATCTGTTTTTCTGTTTCGCGGATCAGATCGAGCTGTCTGTCGAGGGCGCTCATAAACGCTCCGCCTTCTTTCCGGTCATCTCTTCCCACCTGTGGATGATCACGTCAGCATAGTGCGGATCATATTCCATCATCAGGCATCTGCGGTTCATCTCTTCGCAAGCGATCAGCGTTGTCCCGCTTCCTCCAAAAAGATCGAGGACGACTTCGCCTTCTCTGGATGAGTTCCGGATCTGTTTCTTTATCAGGTTGACCGGTTTCATCGTCGGGTGCAGTTCTGAGCGAACCGGTTTTGATTCGTGCATGACAGAACCGCGGTCCTCCTGCATCTCCATGACCATCCGGATCAGTTCTTCTTTTTCTTTGTCCTTCAGGCTGTCGTATTCCTGGACGGTCGAAAGCGTCCGCATGTCGATGAAATAATGCGGCGCTCCGTCTTTCCATCCATAAAGGCATGGCTCATGTCTCCACTGGTAGTCCTGCCTTCCGACGGTGAATAAGTTTTTAACCCAGACCAGCTGCTGTCTGATCGTGAGTCCTGCTTTTGTCAGCGCGTTCCAGAACGCTGGCATACTCGATGATGCAAACCAGATGTAAAAAACACCGCCAGGTTTTAGAGCGTTGTTCATGTTGATAAATGCCGCCAGCAGGAAGTCACTGAACGCTTCCTCGTCTTCCCAGCTGTCGTTTGCTATTGCCAGTCCGTCTTTTCTGATGTGTCTTGCTTTCGCTTCGCTTGGCCTCAGCGGGTGTCCTTTATCAGTTCCCAGGCTAACGTTATACGGTGGGTCCGTAATACACAGATCTGAATAGACCCCCCCCGCCAGGATTTTGACGTCTTCCGCCTTCGTGCTGTCGCCGCACATCAGCCGGTGGTCTCCGAGCCGCCATACTTCTCCGCGGTGAACCCTGGGCTCTGCGTTGTTTAGTTCTTCCGGATCAGGCTCCGGCAGAATGTCTTCGATGTCTTCGAAGAAGATGTCGTCGACGTCGAACCCGGTCAGGTCAATGTCGAAGCCTTCGTCCTTTAGTCGTTCCAGCTCGTCGCTGACCATCTGCTGGTCCCAGTCGCCGAGTTCTGTCAGCCGGTTGTCCGCGATGATATACGCGCGCCGCTGGGCGTCCGTCAATCCTTCGACGTAAACGCAGGGAACCTTCTTCATGTCGAGGATCTTCGCCGCCATCACCCGGCCGTGGCCGGCAATGATCCGGTTCTCCTTGTCGATGAGGCACGGGCTGATGAATCCGAACTCCTTGATGCTGTCTGCGATCTTCTGCACCTGCTCTTCGCTGTGAACCTTCGCGTTATTCTCGTAAGGTTTCAGCAGGTCGACGCTTACTTCTTGAACTCTGTCAATTTTCGCCATACTCTGTCCTTTTCTGTTTTACTCTGGTTTAAAACGAACCGGTTCGGGGCCGAAGGCCCGCCGGCGGTTTTCCAAAAACACGCGCTCATGAACCGCCCGGTTCTTTCTGCCA